GCGAAAGAGTTCTTAAAAGAGCGCCGTTTCAGAGTCCTTAAATTTGAGCCTGCAACAGAGGAAAGAGACATGGATAAGCGACACATCATGGATGTCGAAGAGACAGAGGACTCTTACATTGTGGAGTTTGCCAAGGCAATGCAAGAGGAGCCCGACACGGAAGAAGCTGAGATGGAATCTATGGCAGACACCGACATGATCGAAGAGAACGCCCATTACGACGATGAAGAACGCACAGAAGTCGTTGAGATGACGCGATACATGAGTATGGATGTCTCGCCCGTAGATGAAGAGAAGCGCACGGTTCGCATGGCTATATCCAGCGAGGAGCCAGTGCAGCGGTCTTTCGGCATGGAAGTATTAGAGCATTCTAAGGACGCGATGGATTTATCGTTCTTAGAGTCAGGACGCGCACCCCTATTACTGGATCACGATCCAGAAAGGCAGGTTGGCGTTATAGAATCAGTAAGCCTGGATGACTCGGCGCGTAGACTTCGCGCGACGGTACGCTTTGGAAAAAGCGCACTTGCCAGAGAGGCTTTTGATGATGTTACCGATGGTATCAAAGCAAACGTGAGCATTGGTTACTCGGTACAAAAAATGGAAAGGACTTCTGATGATACCTATACGGTAAAGAAGTTCCGCATCCACGAAGCAAGTTTAGTTTCGATCCCCGCCGATGTGACAGTTGGCGTGGGTCGTTCAGACGAGGCTTCGCAACAACCCGTAATCGTTACTGACAACTCACAGGAGTCAATTATGTCAGAAGTGGATATTGAAGCGGTTGAGGCGAAAGCCCGTCAAGCCGCACAAAAGAACGCCGCTCAGATCGTTGAGTTAGGCGCGCGCCACAACAAATCAGATATGGCCCAGAAGGCTATCGCTGACGGCGCATCAATTGAGGAGTTTCGAGGGGCTCTTCTCGAAGAGATAGGCACGACACGCGCATTGGAATCCAAAGAAATTGGCATGACCAATTCAGAGCGCAAGCAATTTAGCCTTATGCGAGCTTTGCACGCGCTGGCTAATCCGCATGACCGTCGAGCCCAGGAAGATGCTGCGTTTGAGTTTGAATGCTCCCGCGCTGCGGCAGACCAGTATGGTACGACTGCACAAGGCATAATGCTTCCGCCAGAAGTTCTAGGTAACTGGAAGCGTGACCTTAACACCACCAATGATGCCAACTTGATCGCGGAAGACTTCCGAGGACAAGACTTCATTGACGCTCTGCGTAACGCTTCTAGCGTCATGCAAGCGGGTGCGCGCATGCTGTCTGGTTTAACCGGCAACGTGAAGATCCCTAAGAAGACTGGGGTATCTTCCGCTGGCTTCATAAGTTCAGAAGGTGGTGCTGCATCAGAGTCAGAAATGACAATTGGTAGCATTACGATGACACCCAAGACACTTGGTGCATTTACCGACGTAACTCGCCAACTTTTGATCCAAAGCTCTTTGGACGTTGAAGCGTTGATTCGTGACGACCTTGCCAAAGCCATTGGTACTTCGATTGACGCGGCTGGTCTGGAAGGATCGGGTTCGTCTGGTAACCCAACAGGTATTCTTAATACCACTGGCGTTAACCAGGTAACGAACTTCGCAGCAGCGAATCCAACCTTTGCAGAAGTTGTTTCATTAGAAACCGCAGTTGCAGTGGATAACGCCCTAATGGGTAATCTGTCTTACATCATCCGTCCCGACATGTATGGCGCGTTGAAGACCACGGAGAAGGCAACAAACACTGCCCAATTCGTTGTTGAGCCAGGTGGCACGATGAACGGCTACCCAGCAATCGTCTCTGCACAAGGCACCAGCGGTAACCTGTATTTTGGTAACTTCGATGACCTCTTGATCGGCATGTTTGGCGGTCTGGACGTTGTTGTCGATCCGTTTACAGCTTCTACCACAGGAACTGTGCGTATCGTTGCACTGCAATCTGTAGACGTGGCAGTACGTCACGCAGTCAGCTTTGCGTTCGGTAACGACGGCTAATAACGCCACAATAAGAGCCCCGTCTTCGGACGGGGTCTCTTAGAGGGACAGAAAATGAAATACCAGGTAATGAAGCGATGTCGCATTAATGGTTCCACATGGAACATCGGCGACATACTGGACGCAGGCAAAGACGTTAATGAGACGGATGTCGATGAACTCATTCAGTACGGCAGAATCGTGCCGTTTGATGAGACCAGGTCGGTAGATCGATCAATCGGTCTTAACGATGAACCGATTCCAAAGCGCGCGCCGCGCAAGAAAAAAGCTAAGTAATGCCGGTCGAAGGCGCTACGCAGCGAGCAATCATGCTCAAAGATTTTGGGCAGACGGTGAGCTATACGCCCAGTGGGGGTAGCGCGTCGAATGTGACGGCGATTGTGGATAATGAATACGAAGCTGTTGAGACAGGCGGATCTGTGGCCTTTGCTATAGAGAGACCGCGATTAACAGTCCGTACAGCGGATGTCAGCACGGCTGCAGAAGGCGATGCAGTCAGTTTTGGAGGTACAAATTATATTGTAAGGGTCGTTATGAACGACGGCACTGGAATGACCGAGCTAATGATTGAGAAGCAGTAATGGCCCATGTCCGTAAAACGATCAGAGACAACATCGTTACGACGCTTACCGGGCTCACTACTACTGGTAGCAATATTTATCGGACTCGCGTTTATCCATTAGCAGAGGCCAAGTTACCAGGTCTTGCTATATACACCAGAGACGAATCCATTGAGTACTCTGGGATGGGCAGGCCAAGGACGCAAATACGTCGCTTGTCCGTTGCAATAGAGATCTATGTCAAGGGTGTCAGTAACTACGATGACACGCTAGATACGATATGTGTTGAGGTTGAAGAGGCGTTAGCGACGGATATAACCAGAGGCGGTAACGCGAAAGATACAAACGTCCTGACGATGGACGCAGAGTTCAGTGGAGATGGTGATCAACCAGTGGCTAGAGCAACCTTAACTGTAGAAGTGTTCTATAACACCAAAGAAAACGACGTAGAAACGGCGGTATGACATGGTAGCGATGACCAAAGACGGTACAAAGATTGATGCGGCACCAGACAATGTCGCATGGCTAGAATCCAAAGGTTGGGTGCGTGAAGGCGCATCTAGCGCGGATAAGAAGCCTGTCAAAAAGCAGGCTGCTAAGAAAACTAAAAGTTCCGAGGAGGAATAGAAGATGGCTACACATAAGGGCCAAGATGGCGTTGTGAAGGTCGGGTCTAATGCGGTAGCAGAAGTCCGTTCCTTTTCAATCGAACAAACAGCAGATACGGTTGAAGACACCGTAATGACAGACACGAGCAGAACGTATATTACGACTCTGAACTCATTCAGCGGTTCGTTAGACGTTTTCTGGGATGAAACCGATACGAATGGTCAAGTTGCATTGGGTATCGGAAATAGCGTGACGATCAAGTTCATGCCAGAGGGTGATCAGTCAGGCGACACCTTTTATGAAGGCACCGCGTTAGTGACCGGCTTTACGCGCAATGCATCGTTTGATGGGATGGTAGAAGCCACCATCACGGTGCAAGGATCTGGGGCACTTACGACCTCTACTGTTTGATGGCTAGGCTTATAGATGAAGCGGTTGCACACTTTAGCAACCAAGATATCCGCACGATTGATGTCCCAGAATGGAACACGAAGCTCTACGCGAAGCGTTTGACGCTTGAAGACAAATCTAGGTGGGCGAAGCGCGCGGATGGGGATGCAACAGATTATCTGATTTATGCGTGCATCTTTGGACTCCATGACGAGAAGGGTGAACAGGTCTTTTCGCTGGAGGACAAGATTAAGCTTAAGAAGTCAGTTGATCCAGAGGTGCTGACACGTTTGGGTAATTTTGCGCTTGCCATCGAAACCGACAATGAGGAAGAGCGCGAAAAAAACTCATAAATGATCAGGGCGAGCCTACGGAATTGTATTTTATGTACGAACTCGCAAGTCGCCTTGGTCAACCCTTGTCAGTCATACAGCAAATGACCGTCGATGAATTCAATCATTGGTGGACGTTTTACAGACTCCGAAAGGACAAGATGAATGGCTGATGTCGATAGTGTAATTAAGGTCAGAGCGGATACCCGTCAATTTCACCAGGGCATGGGGCGCGTCAAAGACGACCTTAAGAAAACGGGAAAACAAACTCGTGACTTAGGAAATTCCATGCGACTCATGCGCGGCGGCATGGGTCAGATCGGTCATCAGATACAAGACATCGCAGTACAAGCGCAAATGGGCACAAGTGCGTTTGTGATCCTTGGACAACAAGGCGGTCAGATCGCCGCCCTTTTTGGCCCCAAGGGCGCATTGTTCGGCGCATTCGTAGCTATTGCCGCTGGCATCGCTGGGCCATTTGTAAAGTCTCTCACTGAATCTTCGGACCTATTAGAAGAGCTAGAAGAGCAGGCACTAGAGACTACCTCATCTCTTGATAAGCTTAGTGGCATCCAGCGGGAGTTAGCGGAGAGCGTGCTGCTAAAGCGCCAAGCGGACGTTACTACCGCCCTGGGCGAAGCCAATGATGGACTCCGTGAAGCCCTAGCAGACCAAGAGAAGGTAGCCAATAAGACTGAGAGACAACTCGCTCGTCACGGTGGCAGTGCGGAGGATGCTGCAGACCAAGTAGCAGAGTTCGAGAAGAAGGTTGCACTGGCAGAAGCCGAGCTTGTCAGACTCGACCTAGCATTGAATCCAGCTAAGGCTGCGATGCAGGAGTATGAGGCTGGGCTTCTGGAAACAAACACAAGCCTCCAAGAGCAGATTGATACCTTCGGCATGAATGAGGTGCAGCTCGCCCGATTCAAAGCAGAGCAAGATGGATTTACCTCAACTCTTGAGGAGACAAACATCGCGCTCACCGAGCAATTGTTCTTGCTCAAAGAGAAAGCGAAGGCGGACGAGGCGGCGCGCGTAGAAGCAGAGAGGCTTGCGGACGATGAACGCGCAGCATTTGAAGTAATAACTAGAGAGCAAGACAAACGATTCAAGGAAGCGAAGAAAAAGCGAGAGCAAGACCTTTTAGACCAGCAAAAGGCTAAAGATTTGGCCATAAGCGGTGTGCGTGAGCAGCTTTTTGCTCTTGATGCCGAAAATAAGAAAGTCTTCCAGATGCAAAAAGCGTATCGCATGGCAGAGGCCACGATATCTGCGTTTCAAGCTGCAAACAACGCTCTGGCAGCGCCATTCCCATTCCCTATACCCCAAGCGATGGCCGCCGCTGCCCTTACATTAGGTTTAGCTAACGTCGCACAGATTAAAGCACAGAGCTTTGAGGGTGGTGGTTATACGGGTATGGGAGCGCGAGCGGGTGGGCTCGACGGTAAAGGCGGTCGAATGGCATTGGTACACCCAGATGAGTCGATCATAGACCACAGAAAAAACGGTGGTTCTGGCGTTACTGTGGTCAATAATATCGACGCTCGCGGAGCAGACTCAGGGGTAGAACAACGAATCAAAACCGCGATGGCAGAAAGTAGTCAACAGACCATTATGACGATACAACAACTTATGAAGAGGCGTAGATTCGTATGACTACGTTTAGCTTTCCAGCCATTACGCCTACCAGTAGTACATTTGAATTGGTATCGAACACTAGGACATTCCAGAGCCCTTTGACCAATGCAGTGCAAACGTCTTCGCGCAAGGGTTCACTGTGGCGCTGCAGCCTGGAGTTCGCCAATTTGAGCACAGACGATAGAAAGGTCATGCAGGCATTCCTAGCGGCGCTTAATGGTCAGGAACATCGATTTACTTTACACGATCACAGTCACACAAAGCGCGGAACGGGCGGGGGCACCTTGGTGGTAAATGGTGGTAGTCAAAGTGGTTCTAGTTTGGTTTGCGATGGCGCTACAGCGTCAGTCACAAACTATCTGCGCGCGGGTGACTACATCAGTTTTAACAATGAACTTCATATGGTCACATCGGACGCAAACTCCGATAGCTCTGGAAACATTACGCTCGCTATAGCTCCACCGATTAGAAAAACACCTTCGGACGATTCTGTGGTCGATTACACAGAGCCCGTATCTGGAGTTTTTATGCTCGCTGGCCCTGCTCGCTGGAGCACTCAGCCAGGGATCATTAGTAATTACACGATAGAAGCCGTTGAGGATGTTCTAGCATGAGTCGCGGTTTCCCTACTAATGTGCTCACTGCGTTATCGGCCCAGCACGTTGTCTTAGTTACGTTTGTAAAGATTGAATTTCCAAGCGGGACTATCTATCTAAACAACAGCATCGGGACGTTTACGTTTGGTGGTAATTCATATCAAGGCGTGGGTGATTTAGGGGAAATCAGCCAAATAGAAGAGGGCATAGATGTCAGCCCTTATGCGATTACCCTGTCCCTCAGTGGTCTTGATTCAACGATAGCAGGCGCAGCACTCAATGAAGACTATTATCAAAGACCAGTGACGGTGTTTCTAGGAGTTTTGAACGATGCAGGCGCTCTGATTGCTGATCCTACGGTGGTTTGGGAAGGGTTCATTGATCAGATGAATGTGTCGCTGGGGGCTGATGGTGGAGACGTGATCAGTTTGATTGCAGAGTCTGAGCTATCCATTTTTGACAAGTCAAGCAACCTAAAATACACCCACGCGCAACAGCAGAAAGATCATAGCGGAGACCTGTTTTTCGAGTTCCTTACAGGCATTGACGGCGCGAAGATTCGATGGGGGTCTGCAGAGAGTGACGGTGTTGCAGGATCAACCAATGACATCCGAATCACATCCACTCACGAGGGTGGCAGATAATGTCTTTGGCGCATGGGATGAGCACAATGCGTGTCCATCAAGCCTTAAACCAATGGGAAAAACGCGATTTTAGTTATGGCGATGCCGACTGCTGCCAGTTCATTGCGTTTGTTGTTAAGAAGCTAACAGGGAAGGATTACTCGATCGGCTTCAAATATGAAACAGAAGCGCAGGCCGACGCAATAGTGGCTAGAGAGGGTGATCTTGTTGATTTCATAGGAACCATCTTGGGTGCTTGTAGCAAAGAATTGAACGATGGCGACCCTTGTATCGTTGACGCTCCGATTGTCGGTCAGGTTTGCGGGATCAAACTGAGAGATAAAGTGGTCTGCTTAACAAGCAAGGGATTTGCTCAGATACCTGATCGTTATCTAGTCGCAGGATGGACTGTGTAAATGCCTGATATTGTAGCGGCGATAAAATTTGTAGGCACCGTAATTCTTGGCGCGGTCGAGACTGTGGGCGTTATCGCTACCGGCGCAAAATTTGGTGCTGTAGGCAGCATAATAGCTGGTGTGGCTGTATTAGCATCCCCGGCAGCTTTCAAGTCGCTTATTCCTGACATGTCAATGCCGCAGTCTGATACAGACAAAACGAGGCAACAGACAGTTCGGGGAACGATAGAGCCACAGAAGGTTATCTATGGTGAGGCACTGGTATCGGGGCCGATAGCTTTTGTGGGTGTTGCAGGCACGGATAACAATGATCTGTACCATGCAGTCTGTTTAGCGGGGCATGAGTGTGAGCAGATTGGCTCCGTCTTCTTTGACCTAGAAGAAATTACCAGCGCACAACTAAACGGTAGCGGTCAGGTCACTGCTGGAGTTTATGGCCCGACTAGTGATGATCCAAGTACCTTCATTACCACCATAGAGAAAAAACTCGGCACCAGCACGCAGGCTGCGAGCACTCTGTTAGATAGCACTTTCTCTGCGGTTACGACCGCTCATCAAGGCAAAGGTATTGCCTACGTCGTCACTAAATGGAGCCTCACGCCCTCCTCGCAGAGCGTTTGGGATGCGCGAACACCACGGGATATAAAGGCGCTTGTAAAAGGTCGAATCATTTACGACCCGCGCTTAGATACTAGTGCAGGCGCTGACCCAACTAACGCCAGCTATCAAGCATGGAGCGACAACCCCGCGTTATGTGCTGCGGATTATTTAACCAACACTGAGTTCGGTTTGGGTGTGGCGCATAGCAAGATTAATTATTCAGCGGTGGTGACAGCCGCGAATGCGTGTGATGTCTTGGTCGCCATCCCTACAAGCGCGACACAAAAGCGGTTCACTTGTAACGGTGTGCTCTTCGCCACTGATAGCCATAGGGCTAATATCAACAAGCTCTTGTCGTCAATGAACGGAACGCTGACGTACTCCAACGGCGTTTACACTATCAGGGCTGGGATCTTTGAGGCTGCTACAGAAACTCTAACAGAAGATGACTTGGCTGGGCCAATATCCATTGTGACCAGCGTGGAGCGAGGCGAAAGGTTTAACACCATTCGTCCCGTGTTTATTGACCCAGCGC